TTAGGAGCTGGTTTAGGAGCTGGTTTAGGAGCTGGTTTAGGAGCTGGTTTAGGAGCTGGTTTAGGAGCAGATATTGATGTAGTCCACCCCTGCCCAGCCCAATATGAAACATCACCAGGCAACACCTTCATTGTCGTTCCTTTGTTCCCTTTGTAGTAAATAGTTTTAATCGCCATATTGTTTTTATATTAAAAATTAACTTTTTATCTTTAATTTTTTTATTAAAATTTAAATTATTTATTTTTTTATTATCATCTTTGCTTATATCTTTTTTTAATTTTTCTATAATGTTTGATTATTAACATTAATTGTGTTGCTTCCATTGTCTGTTATAGCCGTTGTGTTACCGTGGAGCTGATTATTCGTAACTACACAATAGTCTGAAGTAGCTGTTAACTCAATACCAATTCCACATTCTGTGACTGAATTGCCAACAACAGTTTCGTAATTTGCTGAAGTTATATAAATTCCTGCACCAACACACCTCCTAATAATATTATTAGAAATAATATTATTAAGTCCTCCAAATATTGTAGATATTCCAAAATAACCTTTGTTCCCTCCATCTATTTTATTGCCAGTAACAACATTATAATTCCCGCTGATATTTATATAAATTGCTAATCCAGTACCTTCATTCTCTACGGGAGAAAAAACATTATCCTTTACTTCTCCATATCTACATCCACTATCTATAGATATACTATATAAATAACCTGTTGTATTGCCATATCCAGTATGCTTAAAATTATTTTCGTTTATTTTAAAATTATGTGCGACTATCCAGAGACCTCCTGCTGAAGCATATTCAAATGTATTTCTAATAAAACTGAACTCAAAATTATACCCTATGCTAGAATAAAAATGCCCATCACTAATACTCCCTGTTGTTTTTATAATACAATCTCTTATTGTTATTTTGTCTGTATAATTAAAAATTAACACCCTTCCTGATGAATTTTTTAATGTAACATTTTCTATATGCAAATTGCTTTTTGGTCTAATTATTCTATATGAAAGACTAGCGCCACCAGTTCCGTAGAATTTTTCTTTTAATGTTATTTGCGTATCACTATCTACTGAACTAACATAATAATATTGCTCGTCTACAATTAATATGTCATTTGCTTGCACAATTCCAATCCACGTAGTAGCACTCCCAGTAATTATAGTAGATGCGTTTGTCGCAGTAATAGTATTTTGCGTAGTAATATTACCCCCTTCAAATGTAAGATTTACATCCAATACTACACCTGACGCACTTTCGCCAATAATAAACATATCTGACAACAATGTAATGGAAGTATTACTATAATTTCCATCTCTTATAAAAATTTTTGTCTTCCCTGCTGTTACAGCGGCAGACAATGAAGTATAATCTCCGTTTCCTGCTGCATCAACAACGGTGTCATATAACTTTAAATTAGAAGTATTTGATTTGATTTTTAAACCAGAACCATCCCATTTCACATACTCTGTTTTATTACCAACAAAAAACTTTGCTTTATCCCCATCGCTATCATCCAGCCCAAGCATAAACCCGCCATCAACTTCCCAATTTAACCAATCGTATATCGCTAATGCAGTCTTGCCAGCGAGATATGAGTCGCCAGTCCCAGCGGATACAGCCAACTCCAATGCCTTAGATGTTATTATCCCAGCGGTTAATTTATCAACAGCTAAATCCGCTATCTTAGCGTTATCAACCGCAAGATTATCTATCTTAGCATTAGTAATTGCGAGGTTGTCTATCTTAGCTGTAGTAACTGCAAGCCCTGCTATCTTGCCCGTAGCAACTGATAAGTCGTCAAGTTTAGCTGTCTGAACGGCAAGGTCAACTATTTCAGCTGTATCTACTTGGTCTATTGTTGCCAACGCTCCTTGCCCCGCTATTAACGCGGCAGTTCCTTGGCTTGTTATAACATCAGCGTCTCCCAACACAGTCGCTCCGCTATCCTTTAAATCTGTTCCTGCTGTTGCCCCCACGGTAGCATTGTCATCAGGCTTATCAATCCCGCCCACATTGCCCCAGTTTAAATCATTTATTTTTGACGGCGGATAATTGGGCGCGGGTTCATTGGCGGATTGATTATCCTGCGGTATGGGATAATAATTCCTTTCCATTTTTACAGGTGTTATTTTCATAATAATTTTACACTTCTTAATAACGGTGTTGTCGCTACTCCTGTTAACGATATTTTAATTTGTATCATTTCGGATGACGGTATCGCAGGAATGGTATTATGCGATAGCACCGCTCCTAAGCCCGAGAAGTCATAAGTCCCTATATCGGTAAAAGCGTCTCCTAAATTAGTCCTGTATGATATTTTAACGCCCTCATCCGCTGCCAAGTCTTGCGCTAATTGAAAAATTAATTGCGTGAACGTCTCTTCTTCCAATAAACTGCCGATTGAATATAGCGGACTGATAAAATAACCGGAATAGCTTGAGGCGTATGCGGTATTATTTGTTTTATCAATCCCGTATGCGGTATCGTCCCGCCAGCCTGTTATAAGCTCGTCTCTAGTTATTCCCGCCAACGCTCCGATTTTAAGTATGGCCGAAGCTCCATAATTGCCTGTTGATATTCCGTGTTCAAGATTAAGAATATTCCCCCGTGAACTTTCTTCCAAACTCCAAATTCCCATTCCGTCTATTAATCCAGACCCGCTTAATCCGAAAAACGGCTTGCCTTTATAGTTGATAATCGCCCCCGGATATGGCTCTATATATTTACCGCCGGTCAAATCAGCTATGTTGTCAGGCACCTGCCCTATCTTAACAGCGTTATATCCGTCTGTCTTATAAATTCCACCGCCGATGCCCGCCAGCACTATAATATAATTACCGATAGTGAGCATTGCGTTTATGCCGTGCTCGGCTATTGATATTGGTTTATTGAAACTGCTATCGCTCCTATTCCAAGGGAAAATATCGGCAACTCTAAAGTCGTAAATATCAGTTCCTTTCCAAGTCCCAATCATTAAATTGTTTCTCAACTCTTCAAGGCATTTTATCCTGTATCCGGCAGGCAAATCAAGGGCTTGTTTCGTGAAAGTAAAAGTTGAGCCGGTGGCGGGGTCAAAGGTTGAGCCGGAAACTTCTTCTATTGAAAAAATATAATTACCTGCTCCGCCGTATAGCATTCCGTCATTTTTTGATACAATCATCGGGTGCCATTTGCTGTCAGCGTCTATCGCCTGCCAATTATCAGTCCAAGCTGGTGTTCCAGACAATGGCCCATAGACATCAATATAGCTTGCTCTGGCGACGATTAGATAATCTTTCCATATTGCAAGCCCCTGCCCCTCTCCCGCTGTCGCCTCGCCTGAAACAACCGCCCAAGTGCCACCGCTGTCGGTTGATACATAAACAACCCCTGATAAATCAAGCCCGTAAATAGTTGTCGGTGTTGCCGTGCTCTTAACAAACCACTGGATTAAATCAGTTACTGTCGTTGACGATTTTTTAACAAGCGGATTATTGAGTTTCGCCGCCCCCTGCTCGGAAATATCAATATTGCGAATATCTGCAAAGCCGGTAAATGGAGATCGTGATATTCCTGTTTTTGGAGCTTCTATTGTTATAGGCATAAAAATATTACTTATTATTTTCTTGAATAATCCCCAAAGCCGGTTTAACACCGTTTCTGCCGGCGAAATAAGAGGCGATATTTCTTTTATCTTCCATTATCAGCTGGGCGATACTTCCTGCTTGTCGCTTTCCTTTTTCAATTAAAAACGGCAAAGATGCCATTCTGCATAATGCCGTATGGTGGGTTATCGGAACACCTGGGACTTTGGTAGTGTCTGACGGAGTTAAATATAATGCCGGTCTGTTAAAATACGCTTTCAGTCCCGCTGTCCTGTTATAATCTGGCTTAGGAGTTAGATAAATATAGTCTCCGTATAAACAATAGCTTGCCGGCGTTCCGCTGTCGGTGTTGATATACCGCTCTTCAAAACTCTCCGGCAGGTCTGTTATAATCTCGGGAGTAAGCTCAAGCCCGTTCCCGTCGGTGTCTTCAATCTCAAGTTTAATCAACGATATTATGGTTTGGGTAAAATCGCTTAACTTATATCTATTAGTGCCTGAAACTATATCTTGCGTATCAATCGGAGGAGATGATTGGTTAATATCGTCAAAATTCCACCCCTTGCCATTTTCAAAAGCTATGGAAAAATAATCATCAAGGGCGGAATTAAATCTTCTCGTAATATCGTTCAAAGAATATACGGCGGTTGTCGCTCCACATATTGATAATATTTCCGAAACAATGTCTTGAGAATTAGCGTCTCCGTTATATTGCATATTTTTATTATTTTTAAATAATTAAATATTTATATCGCTCCCCCAAAAATAGAGGGAGCTGATAAACATTCAATTAGGTTGAGCTTCCTTTAATAACGATAAAATTAATAACCAATGTTCCTGTTTCAGCCGTTGCCGCGTCAAGATTTGAAAGTGTAATCTTGAACGAACCTGCTCCGACCGCCGTTACCGCGGCGACAGTGGCTACAACATTGCCGGAGGCGACATTTACTATAATGCCGTCAACCGCCGCCACTTCGCTGTTAGTTACTTCTAACGTAACTTCGGCGCCGGCTGCGATATTCTGGACAACAGTGGTAATCTGCCCCGCTCTCTTGTTGAGCGTTACGCCGGTGGTAGCCGATGTCGCCTGCGTGATTGTTCCGCCGTCGCTGACCTTAACGCCTGTTGCGGTTACCTGCCCGTTGAATGTAGGGTTTAACCCGTTTGGGACTGCCATAATTTTATTTCATTAACTCAAGTTTTGCTTTGAGCTCATCCCGTTTAGCTTCATACTTTACGGGATTTTGTTTTTTATAATTATTAATGAGAATTTCAAAATTCTTTTTCACTTCGCTTTTGCTTTCAACTTTTGCCGGTTCCCTCTCATCAATTTTAACATCTACTACTTTCGCCATATATTTATGAGGGAGCGGTAGCGGGCTGACATTAATAACCAGTCGGTGGGAAGATTATTAACATCACCCCAATACCGCTCCCTATACATTAAAAATGAATTAAACTAAGCTAATGTTATATCAACAACCAAGGCTGTTTTAGGCGCCCAAAGTTTAAAGCCGATATAACCGTAGGTTACTATTTCTTTACCTGTCTTTCCGCTTACTCCTTTTTCCTCGTATTGTATTCCGCGCGGGAAAGCGTAGGTCGCTACATTCTTAATGCCGAATACTCTATGTCCGGCGTTAGTAACTGTCTTTGTCCCAAGAGTAGCGTCAACAAATGTCCCGGTTCTTTTGACATAAATATCAACTCCGCCGTATGATTGGGAGAAACCATTATTAAGAGCCGCGTCAGCGAAAGAATAACCGTTAGTCATCTGTGCTTGAGTAATACCGCTTACATCGGTATTTTCAATAACTAGGAAGTATCCTTTGCCAAGCCCTTGATAACCTGTCAAAGAGCCGGTCAAGTCAGCGATAATCTTGTCAACATTAGCTGGAGTGGTAAACCCTCCGGTCGGAGTTGTATAAGCTCCGGTAGCATCCTCAGTTAGATTGTTTATCACATACTTATCAATCGCCTCTGCGACAGAATAAGCCTGCTCATTTGTCCTCGCGGAGAAAATATCAAACTTAGTTAAAACCTTTTCAAAGTCATAGATATGCTCTGAAACGATAAACTCGTCAGTTACTGTCAACCCGTCATCCGTAGTGGTAAAATTTGCCGGAGTATAATCCCCTGTTATTGCTTGAATGACAGTGGTCGGTTGAGAGCCGTAGGGGCTGTCAATATATCTTTCCTCGCTCCTGTTTACTTCACAAATCGCCTCAGCGACAAGTGCTTTGCGCAATAGTTGCGCTAATACACCCAAGCGATATTTCCGCCTATATGTATATGTTGAAATTGTATTTGCCATATTTCTATATTATTATTAGTTAATTAAATACCGACTAATATAGAAATAAGAATGCTATCTGCCATTCTCCACCGCTATTTCTGTTTAACACCTAATTGAGCGTTAATCAAAGCTTGCATACTTTTATCATCATCAGGCAACTCGCCTGTTTTTTGCGCCCTGTTTAACAGCTCCGAGCCGGTGTCCGGCTTAACCCCGCGTCTTCCGCTTTTTGTATTAGCGGCTGCGGCGGTTTCGCGCTCCTCCGCGCTTTCTCTAACAAGGGTTTTGATATAATTTGTTTTAACCGCTTCGGAGACCGTAATCCCCTTGAATTTAGCGTAGTCAACAACATCATCCACATTATCTATGTGGACATTAGCTTGTTGCAAAGCATATCCATCCTTGAAAGAAAGTTCGCCTGTTTGGCTGTCCCCACCTTTTTTAGCTTGCTTCTTGTAGAAGTTTTTTCCCTTCTCCATTTTTTCAAGCAAGTCTCTTTGTTTTTTCTTGCTTTGAATTGCAGAGAATTTATCCTTTTTAAGCTCAAGGATTTGTTCAACACGCTGGTCGTCTTCCTCAAGCTCAAATTCGGTTATAATCTCATTGCGAAGCTCTTGCTCCGTCTTTTTTTCTGGCTCCATAATGTTTTTTTGGCTGTTTGCCTATCCACCGTTTATAGATTGGCTGTTTGCCTGTATATAAATAAATAAACTATTTAGCGCTATTAAGCTTCAATCTCTTAATCGTATCTTCCGCCGTCTCCTCTTTCTTGCCGGCTATAACGAGTAAGAAAGATAATTGATTTTCAATGTGTTTAACGATGGCGTTCCTGGCAATCAAATTAATAAATGTATCTTCATTAACAGTCTTGACATCGGTCATTTCGTTAAACAATATTCTTTCTTTTAATTCATTCGGTTTACCGCTTTTTAATTCTTCCACTTGCTGAACAAGATAATCAATCAATAACGCTCTTCCTTTAATGTATAATATGCAATCCTCCGCCAGTCTGTCTTTAAAATCTCCGTCAACCGCGCTCCATAAATCAGCGGTCAATCTCAATCTTTGCGTGCCGTCAATCTTCGGGCAAATAACTTTGTCAATCAAAGTTAAAGCGTCTTCATCTAAGCTCTTAAGAATATCTTGCTCTTCGCCTGATAATGGCAGTTGATAGAAACTTTTTCTAATCGCCATAATCTTAAATTCTTTTTCAGCGAATATCTTTTTCGCTAATGTAATTTCTTCATTTGTTAGAATTGTTGACTGTTCCATATTTTAGTTATTGAGCCGCCTGTTGAGCCGGCACTGGTATTTGAACCGGTGCGGGCTGGACTGGCTGGGCTTGATTATTATTAGTTGCCAGTTCAATCGGGGAGACTGTTCCGGCGGTTTCTAATATTTTATTAAATAGAAGTTTCATTTCATCGCTCATCGGTTGTCCTCCCATACCTGCTATTGTCTGGAATACATTTGATAAGGTAGTAAGCGCCGCTTGCTTATCTGTTTGCTCTCCGGTAATTTCAACAACAACATCATCCTTTAAATCTTTCATTACTTCTTTCCAAGTAGTCGTGTTTATATCGCCGGGGCGGATAAATCTCTGGTTGCCATATCCCTGCAACTCTTTGGTTATCGCCTGCTCATACCCGGATATTTCCTGATCTTGCTGTTCGGAGGTAAACAGCTTGCCTTCTCTTAAATCCTCCAAACTCTTGTCTAACACATCCATTTTAATTTTATCGTTAACGCGCCTGATTGCTTCATTGGGGATATAAATCTTATCCAGCTGGGTAATTTGCCAATCCTCAAGAATGTCGGTTATCTCTTCGGTGGTATCCATTTGTTTTTTTAGGAAAGGGATGACAAACTCCCTGATTATTTCTTCTAAATATAACCCCTTATTTTCTGTCATCAATTCAAACAGATTATTGCTCTCTTGATTAAGTATCGCCACTTGTCTGTAGGCGGTGCCTGAGGGCATTGTGTTTCCTCTGATAGCGTCAGGCGTTGAACTCTGGTCTTTGGATAACATCATCCATTCTTGCCCGAAACTCTGCAGGGCGGAAACATCGTGGGCGTTATTGTTCAATCCGGTCAACGGCTCATTTATATTATGGATAAGAATGTCGCCCGTTTCAATCGCCGATAAAGCGTTCTTGCCGGCGAATGAATTATCTGATGTTTGGAAAATAAGTTTTGACGCCAAATCAAGCTGGTCTTTAATCAGCTTCTGGCTATGGTTAACCATCCACTGGGGTTGGAACGCTGTTTCAACTCCGCCTATGCTTAATGTCCTGCCGTCTTCTTCAATCAAGTGAGTAAGTTTATAAGGGGATTTCTTTTCTCTCCCTGAGAATAAAGTATATTCGTCAAAATCTCCGCTTCCGTCGCTTTCAATATAAGATATAATGTGCATTTGCTGGGTGTAGGTTTCTTCATCTTTGCAATTATCCGTTAAATAAGAGACAGGCATTTCGCCGTGGACTTCGTATAAAAGAATATAATTGCCGTTATCTTCATCGCTATTATTATTTGTTTTATCAGTAAAATTTTCAATCAATTTTTTAACTATTTTTTGGTCATAATGTTTCCTCCGCCTTAGTTGGGCGGGAGTAAGCCATAACTTTTCAATAACAATGTTATTATGAAAGTCAACGGGGTCAACAATCATCCTGTTCCACGACATTACCTCGCTTATCAACTCTCCTTCTTTCTCAACTATCTTAATAATAGCGGAGCCGTATTTGGCGAGAGTTCTCCCCCACTCATTTAAAAATTTGCCGAAAAGGGATTTTCTCATCCAATTATTTAATAATATTGTTAACAAAAAAGACTTGATATAATCGCCCTGTTTCACCGCTTTTATTTTAATGTTTTTCCGGTCAATGTCAGTCGCCCGATACCAGATATTAACAATGGCCACGCATATATTAAAAAAGGGCTTGTCGCGCCCCTTGGAGTCGGTATCGCCGGTAATATGTTTTGATGACAAATAGGCGTCAATAGTGTCAAGTGTCTCCCGCATACAATACTGAACATATTGCGATAATTTAATTTCGCCCGACTTGTCGTTGTCCTCCATCTCCCTAACTATTTCGTATAATGTTTTCATTTAAAATAGCACCGACTATTTATTTGAATTATTACTGCTTTCATTTACAGCGAATTGATTAAGCTGTATGGTTTTTGCTTTTGCCCTGTCTTCTGATTGGTGGGGGGATATTATACTCATCAGCTCAAAATACATTCTCATTATCCAGACGGAGGCGTGGTCGGGGCTTCTCCCTATAATCGCCTTGACATCTTCAGTGGCGGTTGCCATCCGCTTGCCATCTCCCTTGCTGACATCCTGATAAGCGGAAAGCTCTTCTATTGTTTTTTCTTTATCATTCCCGGTTATTCTGCTCGCTATTAAATGATTATTTACTAATTGCGATAATTTAAAAATACATTGTGAACGGAGGTTGCGATAATCCGTAATCATATTAGCATTATTCAGATAGCTCACATTCGGCAATCTAACAATGTCAGGTTCTGTTTTAACGGCGGAATAAGATGATTTATATCCTATTATCCCGTCAAGCATTGACGATGAAGCCACACCCGCCCCCACTCCTATCGCGTCTACCGCCACCTGCGAATATGGTATCTTATCGCTCATCGTATACTCTCTGATTTTCATTATAATATTTTCGGTGTTAAGCCGGTCAAAACTTTCTCGGCGATATTCCTCTAGCCCTTCCCAGAAAGAAAAAACAGTCTTGTCCGAACCGTCGTCCGCTATATCAACGATTAAATACCTTTCATTTTCTTTTGTTATTGTATTGGTAAAAGTGTCCACTAAACATTCAAGATTAAACAACGCTCCTTTATTGGTTATATATTCAGCCAGCACTTCCTGCTCATAGCTCTCTCTGTCGCCCTGATATTCCAATTCCATTAAAGCTAATTCACTAACGGGCAAATAAGGATTATCTTTGGATGTAAAATGGAAGCTTTCCCCGTTTATACCATCCGCAAATTCTTTTTCCAGTCTTTTTAAATTAGGATTTTCTTTTTTAGGAGTTCCAATAAAATCGGCTGTTCCCGCCGTATCAAGAAACATTGGGCGGAATATATCTTTCCAAGATAGAAAGAAATTCTTAAGCGTGTCCACTTCGTCAAACACTATATGGATGACATCGGTAAGCCCGCGATAATTCTCCCTATTCTCATATCCGCCAATAAGTATTGTCGTAAATTCTTTATCCTCATTCGGCACTTTCATTTCTAACCTTTGCTCGTTCGCCTTACCAACTCCGCTCAATCTTTTTTTTAAATATTCCCAAACAATTTTTCGCGCTTGGTCTTGCGTCGGGGCGATATATAAGACTTTCCTGCCGGTGGCAAATTCCTTTTTTTGCAAGTTTAACAGTTTAATGGAAGCGGTTGCCTTGAACACAATATTCTCAACTTCCATTGCCGTCTTACCGCCTTTTCTTCCGGCTCTGATCACTTTCCATCTTGCTTCACTCGCTATTATCTCCCGTTGTTTTGGATGTAGGCATAAAAGCTCCATCAAATTTTAAATTTATAGACTGCCCGTTAGTTGTGTGGTCAATCTTGTCGCCGTATTTTTTCGGGACTATTTTTGATAAATACCATTTGCGGGTGTCAACTCTTAACCTGTCCCGCATAACTTCCCCTTTAACGTTGTCCGCTATATTATTTAAATCATCCGCCATATTCTCGGTTCTGACGTTAACCGCCTTCTCGTATTTGTTGGAAAATTCATCATTGGTTAGTATCCATTCGTGTATGGTTGACCTGTTAGGCATTGCGTCATCTTTTGAAATGCTTAATAAACTTTCTCCGTCCGCTACTCTCTGGCAAATGTTAAGCCCGAGCTTTTCCGTGTATATAGTCGGGCGCCCCTTTTTCTTTCCTGTTTTAATTTCTTTTTTTATTTTTGCCATATTGTTGTTAAAACGTATCGCTATACGCCGTTTTAAGCCTTTTATTTTTTTTGATTGACCTGTCCATCCTTAAGTAATTAAAAACTTCTTCCTTTTTTTTATTTTTGAAATCGTTAAAATCCATTTTTATTTTAAACTTATATTTTTTAGAAATAGTAGCTGTTGTCCCCTGCATATAATTTACTGCTCTCCCGCTCTGATTATATTAATTAAATCATCCATATTTTTAAAGCAAAACAAAGAGAATTATAACTTATTTCTCTATTCTCTTTTGTTTCGCCAAATTATGAAAAAACTAATTTACTTTTAATCCTGTTGCGCGCTGAAATCCCTGTAAGAAATCATTTTCTTTCACATCGTTTGCTTTTTTTAATTTCTTATTTAATTCTCTCATCTTCTCCGCCGGACTTAATTTTTGAAATTCATCTAATGCCATATAAATATTTAAAAAAGCTTGGACCCATCTCTCCGTAAAATCATACCTCAAGAAGTAAGTGCCTCTTTTAGTGTAATTATATACGAAAGAGGCAGGTTCAAGCTTCTTTATCGTTTCCTCCAAATATTTTAAATTGTCTAACAACCGCCGGCGGGTGAGGTAGGTCGATAACCCTGCCCGCCGAAATCAATTGTTAATAACCTATAATAATATTATCATATAAAAATTAATTTGTCAATACTTCAAAAGTCGCTAAAATAAGGTTAAATTAAAACACTTGACAAGACTAAAATTTTTTGCTATTGTTATTATATACTTTTTTAAAAAACCTATGCCATCAAAACTTCCGTCAAAAATTAAACACAGAAAACTCATAATTGCTAATGGTGGCATTCTTGACGGAAGATACCAAAGGCAGTTATGAGTTTTTTTTGTTTAATTAAGAAAATATGGAAAATAATAAAGAAATTTTTAACGGAGCATTTTTTGTAGCAAGACAAATATTTACAAGTAATATATGGAAAGATAAACCGGCTTCGTGGAAAGTTATTTGGATATATATATTAGGGCAAGTAAACCATAAAGATAATGGTAAGTTTAAACGAGGAGAGGGGTTTTTTAATCTCACGGAAGAAAGAAAACAAATAGGTATTGATATAACTTATAACCAAATTAGAGAATTTCTGCGATATTCAAAATCACACAAAATGATAAACACAACAAAAACCACAAGGGGAATAGTAATAAAAGTGCTTAATTATAATAAATATCAAACATTAAATAATTATCAAAACACAACAGAAAACACAACGCAAAACAAAGTAAAAACACAACCCAAACACAATGGAAACACAACTATAAACAAGAATGATAAGAATGATAAGAATGATAAGAATAACTCTGCGGGCAAGCCCGCGGAAATTGCCGAATATCAAGATGATAAAATTTTAAATAAACAAATACTTGAAGTTTTTATTCTATTCCGTAAAAATAATCCAATGCTTAATATAGGAAATAAAACACAACGAACAGCCATTTCTGAACTTATCAAAGAATTAGGATATGACAGACTTAAACAAATTTCTCAATTTGCCGTGCAGGTTCAAGGAGAGCCATACGCGCCGGTTATTACTAACCCTTATAATTTAAAAAATAAATTAGCTGATTTACGAGCATTTTATGAACGCAATAAAAAAAGTTCGCAAACCGTTAATCTTGACACAATATGAATAATTTACAAACAGAAGTAAAGGAATTCGTAATAATTACATTTACAGGAGGACATCACTTTATAACAGACAAACAAAATCAATATCTTAAAAATATTAATATAGGCGGAAATATAAATATTAATAATTGCATAATCCACGCTAAAAATATTGCAGAGATTTTAACTACCAAAAAATATTATGAGACTTTTCCAGATAAACGACCGGCGCCGGAAGTAAAAGAATTTATGTTTTTATCAAGCACTGTTAAAGGGTTCGCGGATGAGAGAAGAAAACGAGCGTTAAATAATATTATTAAAGGATTTAAAAAACATTTTGAAGGAAAAATAATGCCAGAAAATTCAAAAAAAATGTTAGACCATTTTTTATTAAAAGTATGAGAATAGAAAATCCGGAACAATTCACTTTAATCCATAAAAAATCAGGCATAAGAATAAGCACTTATAATTGCGATGTGATAGATTATGATGAAGAAAAATTTGATAAAATTCTACCAAAAAATAAACAAGAAAAATTATTTTAAATAATCAAATTATATATAAAAAATATATGGAAACATTAATATTAATCAACTTAACAATATTGTGGATAGTCGGGGCAGTCGCTATCCCCGGTTATTATAAAGATAAATTAAATACGGATGAAGATAATATTTTTCTGGCATATTTTATTATCACATCTGTTATCTTTATTCTTATAACTACTTTTTAAATTAAAAATAGAATAGAATTGTGGATAACTTATTTTAAAAATAATATTAAAAAAACGCAAACTCGGCAAACCCATATAAAATAAGGATAAGCGATGGGGTTGACATAGTATAACCAGTATGCTATACTGTAATTATACAGTGATAATTTATTTAAAAAATAAACAACAATATGAAAATCATCCAGACAATAGTCCATAAAAAAGATTTCTTGAAAATTATTAAGCGGTCAGGACACACAGTCCAGACGCTGGCGGATAGAATGGAAGTGTCAAGAGCATATCTATATCAGTTAATTAACGAGCAAAAAAACATAAGCGAAGACAACTGGAAAAAAATAGCTAAAATATTAAATAAAAAATAAAAACAATATGCTAAAAACAAAAACAAAAACAAATAAAAAATACGCGGGCAAATTGACAAAAAAAAGAAAACAGAAAAGGATGATAATATTCCTTTCAGTAATAATCACGGCGGGGACAATCACATTGGCGAACCTCGCGATCACGGGAATTAGCAAAACAATAGAGTTTATTAAAAATCAGGTTGGGCAGGGAAGTGTTATCGCAATAACAATACCAAGAAACGCGATAGCGAAAAAGTATAATTACAATGACCAAGTGCCTGAGGAAGTGATTTTAAGTGAAATGAAGACTTTAGCTAAACGCTTCAACATTAATCCTGTTAAGTGGGAAAAGATATTAAGATGTGAGGCGACCTGCACAGATTTTAATTTTGGAAGGCATAAATGCGTCAAGGGAGAAATTGATAACCTTGCGGAAAATCCAAAATCAACAGCATTAGGGACTGGGCAATATCTAATTAACACTTGGAGGCAGACAGAGAGTTATAAGCAGTTTAAGAAAGCGCGCACTGACTACAAAGCAAGTTTATGGGAGCAAGCACTCGACCTTTCAACAGGACAGCAAGATAAATGGCAGGAGTGCCTTAATATAACAGGAGTTAGATTTTAACAATATGTTTAAAGGTTATTGGAAAAAATTATTTAAAAGTTGCGACTGCGGCAATTCACATTATATGGAATTTCACCGCAAAGATTGCAAAAGTTTCAAAGTCTGATTATTGGGCGGGAAAAGCTAACCGTTATGGAAGAAAGTAATTTCCGCCCTCAATCGGATGATAAAAATATGAAAAAATCAATTTTAGAAAAATGTAATTATTGCGAGGGGAAAGGATATGATATATTTAATCGCTCTAAGCAATGCCCATTTTGCGATGAAATGGGCGAGAGCGAAAAAAAAGAATTATTAAATGAAAAACTACACCTTGAATTTCAACTTGGTGGGATATAAAAAATATGAAAAAATTTATAATAGACATTGAAACGAGCGTAGACGATAGACTTCTATCAATTTACACTCAAAATTTAAAAGCCCCAAAGAATATTAAAGACGAAAAAAAGATTGAAGAAGTGTTAAGTAAAAAAAGAGATGAAGCGGAAAAGGCGGTTAAGGTTGACACTGACTTCGCTGACATTCTCTGCATAGGCGTTAAAGAAATTGGTGGAGAAGCTAAGCTATACACCCCGAAAGAATTAGAAAAGTTTTTTGCCGATAATACCAGTAATAGTGAGTTCGGGAATAATTACAATTTTCAATTTATTACTTATAACGGCAAAGTGTTTGACATACCACTTTTAATGAAAACAGGAATTAAACAAGGGTTTATTTATCCTTACAAACTTTTAAAAGAAATGACAAACCGCTATAAAAACAATATGCACATAGATTTAATGATTGAGATAGGAGAATTTGGTAAATATAAAACGCTTGACACAATGTTGCAAATTTATTGTGGAATTGAAAAAACGCCAATTAATTTTAATACAGCGTCCAATGATGAAATAAAAAAACATTGCTTAGAAGACTTAATTAATACTGAAAAACTTTATAATAAATTTAAAAGTTATTTTAATTAACTTATAATCAAACCGTGAGAAGCGGTTATAATTAAATAATATAAGAACGGTGAGTAGCCGTTAACAAACATTATGCCAATCGCACAAACACAAACATTTGAAAAATTGGAGGGCAACTCTTATCCTCTAATCCCAAAGGGAATTTACACGGCTGAGTTGTTGGATGTGGAAGCTGTTGAGAACGAAACCTATGACAGCAAAATGGGGAAGACAACTAGTAAACAATACCAAACAGACCTCAAATGGCAGTTCACTCTGCTTGCGGGCGAGGATAAAAGTCAGAGCGAGGAAAAATTAAGAAACTTGAGGGGACGGAATATCTGGGAGAACTACGGACAGTCGTTCTTATATGCCGGCAAGAATGGGAAAAATAATTTATATCGGATAGTTGAGGCGTTTATCGGGCGGGAATTGACAAGAGAAGAAGAGGCAAGCGGAATATCAAGCGAAATGCTTAACTCTTTTATCGGCAAGCAGATATTATTGTCAATAGAGCCGAAAACAAGCAAGGCTGGCAAGACATTTGACAATATCATTGATTATCTGACCGCCCAAACACAATTAACGCCGTTAACGCCGGCGGAGAGGGAAAAAGCAACTGTAAGCAAAAAAGAGCGTGAAACGGCTGATACAGCCACCCAATCCCCAAACACGCCGTCAGCAGGCACAGATGGCGTTGCAGAGGGGCGTGAGAACGAATATGTTAATGCAGAGAAGCTTGCAAATGAGCAACCGCAAGAGGGGCAAGCAACTCATCCGCAATATAAGCAAGAAGATGACAGCATAAATGTAGGAAATATCCCCTTTAATTAATCAATAATGAGAGTTTCGGGAGGTAAGGATTATAAATATATTGTCATCCCCAAATAAGATGCTTTATTATAAATAAAAAATATGTTAGAAAGTTTAATCCAAAATGCGATAGAAACCTATCTAAAGTTATTGGAAAATCAAGGGAAATTGGTTTATCAGAAAAATAATTCTGGGGCATTGCAGACGAGGGCTGGGGGCTTTGTGAGATTTGGGAAAAGAGGCGCGCCGGACTTTCTTGTTTTTATAAAAGCCGGTAAAACACTACATTTGGAATGCAAGAATGAAAAGGGACGGCAGAACGCAAACCAGCTTGAATTTGAAATTAATATAACAAATTTGGGACATAAATATTTTATCGTAAGAAGCGTATCAGATGTAGAGAATATATTAAAAAAATATTTATGAAAATAATTCCAAAATTTTACGGAGAAGTTAATGACGGTAAACTGGTGGTTGAGAATAAAGACAAGTTTGATTTATTTGTCGGCACGCTCAGCGGAAAAGTTGAGATTGTTGTCAAACCGTGGAGGAAGACGAGAAGCGGACAACAAAATAAATACCTCTGGGGGGTTGTATACAAGATAATAGCAGAATATACCGGAGAGGATATTATGGACATCCACAACAATTTTAAATATAAACTGTTAAAAAGCACAGGCAAGAGCGGAAAACTGCATAGCTGTAAGTCCACAACCAAACTTAGCACCGCAGATTTTACAGACTATATAGAAAAGATTAAAGTGTGGGCTTCCGGTTTCGGGCTTAATATTCCCAGCCCGGACGACATAGACCTTGATAATATACAAGAATATATAATTTAACCCCCAGACGATTGGCGATAAAACAACATCGCCTTTCGCTTGGGGGGATAATAAATATGAAAACAATATCATTAAAATTAGCAAAAGAAATAAACGCCCTTGCGGAAGAGAAAGGAGTTGTGTCGCCAGAGAGCCAAAGGCATTATGAAGGATTGAAAGGGACTGGGACATTTATTCCAACCGTTGGTGCTCCAGATGAAAGAGATAGAGAGAGATATGAAGTGATGGAGCGATTTTCAACAGACGAGCTCCTTGGAATGTTGCCAAACTTAATTGACAAATATGAATTAAAATTAAAAAAAGGGGCGACTGGTTTTTGGGCATATTTTGAAAAAGAAGAATTGAAAAGCTTTTTTGAAGAAGCAAGATATGCCCAATATGCAGAAACCCCCGCCGAAGCTCTCGGACTTCTTTATAAGAAATTAATATTGGAAGGGATAATATGCGAATAATATATAAGCCGACAATAGAACTGGCAAAGCACTGCGGATATTGTGGGAAAAGATTATCGGGTGACGGAAGCATAGTATCGCCACATAAATGCACCTGCGGAGAGTGGGAACGCGTAAAAGACGAGGAGGGGTTTAATTATAAATTAAAATAACTATATGGAAAATAGAACAAAAAAAGCGTTTGAAAATCTATACGAATATTTGGCTTTACGTTCAACCGAAGCTGGAGATGACTTGCGTATTATTGAGAAAGCAGTCCGCCAAAACCGCAAGGAAAATGAAAAGACGGTATTGAAAGGAGAAAGGAGAAGAGTTATTGAGATGATAAGAGGGGATATCATTAAAGAAATAATTGAACTCGTTGAGGAAATGGCTACTGACCCGCCATTAGAAAGCAATGAGAGGAGAAGGGGTTATCAGCTGTTTGCCGATGATATTATATTTAAGTTAAAATAACTATATGGAAAAAGAATTAAAAATAGGCGATAATGTTTTATTAGAGCAAGCGTGGGAGGATGATGCAGGATATTACCACGATGAATATTTAACAATAAAAAGAATATTACCAGACAGAAGATTGCAGTTTCGTATCGGGCATTATAAAACAAGAAAACAAAAAGACCAGCTACTTCAAGCGTGGATAAATAAATTTGAGTGGTATGCTGATGATGTTAAGATTATTAAAGATTTAAAATAACTATATGAACAAAGAAATAAAGGAAAAAATACAAAAATTTACGAAAACAAGAGAGATAGAGTTTTGGGGTGAAAAATATAAAGTTTCCCCGGCACTATCTAAAACAATTATAGGCGATGGAAAATCATTTCTATGGTTTGGGATGGGAGACACGAGACCACATTATTACATTATCAGAGTTGACTCTAAGTGGGAGAAAATGAATAATAATAAATTAAGAGAAAAAATTGAAGAAGAAATTTATGAAATTCTAATTAGTGAATTTGGCATCTGTGGAGAGGAGTGTGAAGAAAAATATTCTCAATTGGGAGATGATTGTTGTGATTGCAAATTCCCAACAATAATAGACGATAATAGAATGATTGATTGGGGATTTTTACAATTATAAAAAAGTAACAGGCTCTGTGGATGTCAGTGAGAACGCAAAATTCACCGCGACTAAACTTGAAAAAGTAAAAAATAAATAGATATGGAAAAAGAAACAAACCAAGCGTTTAAAAATCTATACGAATACCTATCAGCCCAAATGCCTGAGGCTTTAGCTGACCTTGGCTTGATCAAGAAAGCGCTCCGCCAAAGTCGCAAAGATACTATTGAAGAAATGATAAAGCTTTCAGATATAATTGAGAGCCAATACACGACAGAATTTAACGAATGGCGCGCGTTTAAGGGGTTCCGCAATACAATGCGAGATAAATTAAAATAATTATTCGTTAAACGGCTGATACCTTGTAAAAAGTTGGGTTGCTCCAACATAAGTGAATTAACACTAATAAGTCTAAGCCTTTGTATATGGAAAAAAACATCGGCTTGGCGTGGTGGTAGGAAAAGATTACGGATAGCTTCCATAGTTAATACTGCAAGAACATATACACAAGGCAATTAACAAGTCCTTTACGGGAGAGGTTAATGCCCCTTAAGGTATCGGGGGTTTAGCGAATAATTATTCATTATATCTTAATAGGTAAAGCTATATAAGACAGTGGTTTAGGACGCTGCAGCGGAGAGTTACCATAAGCACAAAGTGGCTTAAGACACAAACTCTTACTATATACTTAGGTGTCTTGGATAGACGGTTTAACAACCGATAACGCCACACTTAGGTTGTCAGATTCTTAAGTGCTAAAATTTTACCTATTAAGATATAGCGAATAATTAAATAAGCTGTTATGGCAAAACAATTATGAAAACAAAACAAGAGATATTAAAAATGAATAAGAAAGAGATATTAGATTATAAGTTGAGTAATGATTTAAACAAAAAAACTAATTGCTCTAAGTGCTCTGATTGCTCTGATTGCTCTAAGTGCTCTGATTGCTCTGATTGCTCTAAGTGCTCTGATTGCTCTAATTGCTCTGAGTGCTCTAATTGCTATCGTTGCTATGAATGCTATCGTTGCTATGAATGCTCTGAATGCTCTGATTGCTCTTATTGCTACGGTTGCAGAAACGCAGAAGGACTTAAATATGCTATCTGTAATGTTGAGATGAGTAAGGAAGAGTATTTTGAAAAACTTAAAGAGTTAACTAAATAAGCCGTTATGGCGATAAAAAACTATGAAAACAAAACAAGAGTATTTTAAAAAACTTTATGAATAACCTAGAATTTTTACAAGAATTAGAAAAAAAACTTTACAACAAAGAAATAACAATTGAGGATGTTTTCGCTTTTATCGCTCAAGCATTAAAAAATATTGAAGATGATAAAACTAGCTTTGAGCAAATAAGTTAAATAATTATATGAAAAATAAAATATATCAACAAATACATAGAATGTGCGGTGGGGAGCTTGTTCTTGTGAAAGAGGATAATAAAATATCTGTTCTTTGTAAAAAATGTTTTACAGGATGGATATCAAAGGCTGAAATAAGTAAAAGCATAGAATGGCGGAATATTAAAAACGATGAAGCTAAGAAATCTAAATAAATAAATAAATAAATAAATGAAAACAATAACACTACAAAAAGCAAAAGATTTATACCAATTTTGTAAGGGAGAAAATATAAAGATGAGAGAAAGTGAGTTTTATTTTTTAAATGAAAATGACTCTATTCATCCTAAATGGGAACTTCATAGTATTAAAAATAATATTAATAAAGCTCCAGAGATATATGGATACCCAGCCTATAACGCGAATGAATTGTTAGAATGGTTAGTAGAGGGGCTTAAGGAAAAAAATATAAAAGAATGTCTTACCTGTAAAACACTTAAAAAAAGCTCTCCTACCAAAAATGGGGATGAAATATGTCCTAACTGCGGGGATATGGAGATGATGGACTTAGAATAACCAACAAGGAGGCTCGGTGTAAGAGTTGGAATTAATTTACCGAGGAAGGCAAATCCTTTAACCGCTAAAGCCAACTGCCTCCTATTAAATAATAAAACTATAAGCCATTTAAAAAAATTCATCAGTTAATTTGTAAGATTTATCTATGTGTTCTTGGCTTTCATTTCTAACGCCAAAAGCTCTGCTAAATAATGTCAGCACGCGCGAGTCTTCTTTTGGGTATCGTTGAATGAGGTCGGTGCCAGCTTTCTGAAAATAGAATGTCCCAGCCTCTGGGTCGCCTTTTCTTACTCTTACTAACTCCATATAATTTTTTATTTTAAGTCGGCCATCACCGCGTTCTGCAAGATAAATCCCGTTGATTATCTCGTTTTGAACAAAGCGATTAGCATCCTTAAATTGTAAATTATTAAATATTTGATATTTTTGCAATATTTTTTTGCCGGTATGCTTTAGATACCAGCCTTGTAAGATGTTGGTTTGCGATAACAATATTCTGCTAGCTTCCTGCCCGGTAAAAACATCAGGGAATTTTATTGTCTTTAAATTAGACTCTGGGAATTTATCTCCCAACTCAAATTGAATATTGTTATTGCGTAAAACAATTAACCATTCAGTTAGAGCATTGCTTATTGCTATTGGATTATTATGGCGGTCTGTTCTATACATAATATATTTTTTTAATTAAATAAACTGCTAATAACGATAAACGCTATCGGTAATAAGACTGCGATGATAACAGACGCTACTCCGGTCATCTTCCATTTATACCTTTGCAGATCAATAACATTCCCGTTTGTCTTGTCTTGTTTAGTATTAATAACAAGTAATTTATCTTCTACGTTTTTAAAACTAATCTTTAAATACTTCTCCATCCCTTGGAATTTTGTTTCAAGTAATTTTTCTATGTATTTATTCTCCTCCATACTTTAATAAATATCAACATAATGAAGCCATAGATACGCCCCCATTATAGCCCCCACAAGCCCTGATAAGATTGATATTGTTATTATTGTTAATAATTGCTTCATTCTATTTCGCCACGTCTCCACTCCTTAATTGCGTTGACTAAAATGGGAACGACTGCAGCCACAACCGGAGTTAGCGCGTCTAATTGCAGTGTGCCCACCCAGTTTAATAGATAAAGGGCGATAGCGGAACTGCCCGCAATCAAAGCTCCTTTAGCGATTTTTTTAATCGTCTTTTGGTCAAATTGGTTTTTAATTTGCTTGTCCATAATGTTTTTTATATTTAATTAATTAAATTACATTTATAACATTTAATGAATGGTTGCCCTGTCTTCTCGTCGGCTGTCCACCCGCTCCATTCGTGTTCGCAGTCATCTTGGTTTATCTCAACGGGCTTTTCTACTTTTTCTTTCCGCATAGCAGACCTGCATTTATTACAATATTCCTTAAATCCAACTCCCCAAGTTTTACATTTTTGACATTCAGGCATATATTTTATTTAAAATTTATTTTAAATTTACCACCACATTCACATTTTTCATTCGCTTTAAAAACTTTCAAATTTTTATTACTTTTTTTATCATCCTTTTTTTGTGATTTACCACATTTTTCGCATTTAAAATTAATGTCCATATATTTACTTTATTTCTTTAAGCAATTTTTCAAATCTATCTCTTGTTTTTTCATCTAACAACATCTTCTTACTTTCAGTTTTCATATAATATTTTATTGGCTCATCTGGTGTCCACGCTTCCCTATTATATGCTTTACCAGCCCCAATAAAATCACAAACCATTTCTTGTATATATTTTTCTGGCATTGGCGCCCCAAACCATTCACCGTCTTTCATATCTGTCCAATAAATCCAATGATGTTTATTTTTAGCTTTATGATTAAGCCAAGCAACTAAATAACCTTTTTCTGCTTTTTCTTTATTTATCAGACTATTATCGCCTTGAAAGTATTTCGCCGATGTAAAAAATTCAGTAAAACTATATTTTGATAAATCGTGAGTGATCCCTTGCCAATATAGCCCTCGCTTAAAACATTCAACTCCAACATAATACTTGTGCTTTGTTATTATTATAAAATGTTTAATATACTTTTCCATACTTTTTATTTAAAATTATACTTTTTAAGAAACTCGTCAAGGTAATATTCTGTTAAATATGCTCTTGTCTCAGTGTCGTCTATTCCTTTTTCTTTTAGCTGAAAACCTACTATATGCGATAATTCGTGGACTAATATGCAAATATCAGCTCTGTTTAATTCAAACTTTGGCAACACAATTCCATAGAAAAAAAAGGTTTCGCTTTCCTGCACAAAACAATCAGCTAACGCTTGCCCATCAATAAAATCAACAGCTTCGTATTTATGCTCAACCAACCACTTATTCGTTTCCTCTCTTGAATATCCTACAAAAAAGTTGATCGACATTTTCAACGCATCCGCGCTAATCGCAAAAAGTTTTTTCTTTTTTTTCATACTTCTTTAATTATTTTAGACACCTTAATAACTGCTTGGCGATATGGTTCATCTAAGTCCTGCACTTCTTTTGTTAGTTCATTAAATGGTTTAAGCGAACGATGATTTGGCTGTGTTTTGCTTTGCCAAAATGACCAAGCGTCGTGTATGTGTTCGTTTGTGCAATTTTTACCGACAACTAGAGCTAATACTCCATAATAATCTAAAAGTCCTTCGTAGGGGGTGCCTTTCATTTTTAATTCTTTCTCTAATAGGTTTTTGATTTTTTCAATGTAATTCATAAAAGTTTGTCTAAAAAATATTTAATTTAGTTAAACTCTATGGATAGGAGGCGGGTGGGTTAGTCCCGCCTGTTTTCGTTGCGGAGGTTATGCGTTTTGCAGATAACATTTGTTGCAAAGGCATACTTTTATTTTTGCGATTGTCTTGCATAATTCTTGCGGAGTTGAGAACCCTAACCCTTTGGCTGTTTCGCGGTTAACCCTGCACTCTATGCTCTTTGTTTTTTCGCAATAATCACCGCAACCGGAGAACTCTCTGCACCTGCAATATGTTTTCATCGCATACCTCCTTTTATATTAAAATGTGCTACTCAAAAAAAATAATATCTGGCGGTTTGATTGCTTTCGGTGTCGCTCCCGTAAAAGGAACATCAGTGCTGAATGTCGCTGAATTGTTATTTGTCAAATCATTATTATTAGCCGTTGCGTCCAGCAGGTCGTTGTTGAGCTTCCAATATCCTACAAGATTTGCTTCGCTTCCTGTTAATTCTTTTTGGTAGTTGTCTGATATTTCTGTCGCTGTTCTTGTTGATGACCATACACGGACATCGTCAATAAGACCGTCCATATATTGTGGGTTGGCGGATGAACCTTTCCCGATGAAAAAATCTCTTGTTGAATTTAGTATACTTGTTATCCCACCAGTTTCAGTTATGCCTTGCTTAACAGTATCAAGATAAAAACTCATTTCACCAGCAGTAGAATATGTTACGGCTATATGATACCACACGCCAGATGAAAACTGGCTAACCGTTCGTGTTATATTGAAATATGAACCGTTGTAAACAAGAAAGTTGATTTCTCCGTCAGCTCCGTTATTTCTTACTCTTAATAAATAAGAACGGTCTGAATTGTCTTCCGTTTTAGAAACTATTGTTTGAAAAACCAAGTCTGTTAAACTCGTAATTTTAATCCAAGCTTCAATACTAAAATTACCTACTACATCCAACCCTGTCTGGTCTGCATCGGTGATAGAAAGATATTGAGAGGAGGCGGCTACTAATGATATTGAGTTTGTGTTTGCCGCCAATGCTCTGCCCACGGGAAACAGCAAGAGCCAAATTGATAAAATTGTTGCTAATATTTTTTTCATTGTTGCGTTGTAGTGGCGGTTGTCGTTGTCGCCGTCGCCACTATTGTATTATCTTTAATTAAACGCCAGTCAAACTCTCTGCTTGCTTTTTCTACTCCGGTTGATACCGCTCGCCTGTATATTTTATTGCCTTGTTCTTTTGTAATTGTAATTGTGTATCCTATTTCGCCTTTAGATGTTTCATATTCGTCTACTCTATATTTAACTCCATTAATCATTCTTTCAGCTTGCCGTTTATATTTACCATTGGGCTGTTTGTCTATTTCAACTTGAGACTTCATCACGCTAATGCGGTTGGCTATTTTATCATTTATTGTCATTCTTTTTGGTTGGTTGATTGCATTCCCCGCCGCCAACACTGTTGACACAACAAACAGCCCTATTATCCATTTTCTGAATTTTAACCAAAAGTTTTTCATATTATTCCCTACTCCACCGCCCGAAGACGCTGAATGTTAAATAATCAACCGCCCCTGTAACGGTTCCTATATTTACATACATTAATTCATCTGCTATCACAGTATTATTTGCTATTGTGCCATCGTCTGTTGTCGCCGTGGTTGCACAGGTTAAGCTATCCATTGCGTTAGTATTGTCTGTTAATGTCGCCACAACAGAAGTCCCTGCCTGAACATAGCATTTTATGTTTGTTACAGTATATCCATCCTTTTCAAGTGGAACTGCTATTTGCCCACCACTTGAAAATTCTGGAGAGGTTGAAGCAAGCGTAAACGCAAATATTTTTTCTTCTGTGCGGACTACAAGGTCGTTTGTTCCATCATCAATTATTAATTGCCCGTCCGTGCTATCAAACGCAATCTGCCCCAACACACTTATAGCTGGGGCTGTCCCGTTAGGTATTTCAAACGATGTCGCTCCGCCGAAGTCGTAAACTCCGGTGGCAACATCGCCGGTGTTGAGCAAATAAATATCTGATATTTCAGTCGTCCCAAGGCAGTCTGTGCAATTTAATCCAATAGCGTCAAGAGTTATCCCCGCTGTTTCAGTCCCCGAACCAATAACTGATATTGTTGAATTTCCGCTATCAGCAATAGTGGCGACATAGTTTCCCGTTGTGTCCGTTCCGAGGGCGACTGCATTTGCTCCTATTGTTGTTGTGATAGCAGTTGTGCCAGAGCCAGAGACATCTCCTGAAAGGGTTATCGTTTGGTTGCCAGTAAGATATGTATTTGTGTCAACACTTAATAATCCCGTGCCACCAGAAGTTTTAATAAAGCCATTTGTAGTTAAATTTGATAAAGTTCCTATATTTTGTGAAGTGTTTACAGTTACTGTATTTGTTGACCGTGTAAGTCCTGTTGAAAAAGTTATGGGCACTTCATAATCTGTGCCAGAAACTGCCGATGATATTGTAGTGCCATTTGATTTTACAATTCCATTTATTGCCTTTACAACAGGGTCTGTCTCTGAATATGAGGTTAAATACCCGCTATCGTTTGTCCATTGTGATATATTCGGAGATAAGAAAGACCCCACCAATAAATTAAGTGATGATGTTGCTACTGTTGAGATATTGTTTGTTGCTATTGAAAGAGGGTAAGTAGCCGATGTTATTCTGTTTGTATATGCCGTGTCCCAATTAGTATTATTATATCCAGAAGTTAATCCTGTCCCTCCTCTTGATACTTGTAGTGTTCCTGTGGTAAAGCTTATAGCTCTATTTGTTATTTGAGTTATATTTGTGAGAGTTATATCATCGGCAACATTAGCGTCCGGTAAAACCCCAGTTACTTCGCTTACTAAATCAATCACTGTGCCGAGCGTTGAGCTTATAACTCCGGACGCTATATTTATTCCTGTCCCTGCCGTAAACAGTGAGCGGACATAGGTTGTAAAGTTTGTAAAGTATTCGCCGAGCAAATCTATCGCTCCCGTTATCTTTGTTTTCTGGAGTGAGGTTGTTGCGGTTGTTGAGGTGGCTACATAATAAGGGGCGGAATGATAGTCTCCTCCTTGCGGATAAACATAACCGCCTCCGTCTATATGGAGCGATGAACCGCCAGAGCCGACGATACCGAGTGTTGAAGTTGCCCTCGGCGCATAAACTCCGCCCGAAGTTCCTACCATAACATCTCCATAAGACGGAGAGACTGATGTCCCAGTGCCTCCCTGCGTTGGAAACAATGTAGTTCCGCCGAGTGCTGTTTTGCCGTTATAGCCGAATAGAATTAAAAAAGAAGTTAATGCAATGAAAAATATTATTGTTTTTTTCAGTTTCATATTTTTGTAATTATGAATAAATTAAACTCTATGTTTAACTAAAATTATTTCGCCTGTTGCCGGGGCTGTATCCATTGTTATGTCTGAACCTGATAATGTATAATCGGTGTTTAATAATTGTAAAACTCCATTCCTGCAAACTTCAAGAGAAGAAGCTGGGGACGGCGCTCTCTTTAAAGCATAAACCTTGTTTGCCCCGTTAATACTGCCGGTTGGTTGATAGTGGTCAAAGATATGAATATCAAGCCCTCCTTTATTAAACCCTCCCCCGAGTTTTAGTTCAGATTTTTTATTTTCCAGAGCGTCAAGCCGTTCTTTCAAATCTCCGATTGCTGATATTTTAATCTTATCATCTCCGTCTAATAATTCAAGCCCGTCCCTAATCCTTTCCCCCAATTTTGGTATATTTTCTGATAGTTGGTCAATGGTAGGTATTTTACCTAAAACGCTCTCAGAGGCGAGTTTTGACGCTTCTTTGACTATGCCAGTGATGTCTATAACAGGTGTTTCGCCGTCTTTCCCGTCCCTCCCGTCTTTCCCGTCCCTCGGCATTCTTATTTGCCTTTGGGTTTCCTCGGCAGTCAATCTGGATACTTCATCTATAAACTCCGCCCTTTCTTCTTCCGTAAAATAATCCTTTCCTTTTTCGGGCGTAATTCCGTCATCTCCCGGATCACCCTTATCTCCTTTAATTTTTGACAGTGTCTTTTTAACAATAGTATTTATCGCCTCTAAATTATCAATCTTAATAACTTTTTCAGGGTTATTTTGTATCTCGTTTACAATACCCTCAATCTCTTTTATTTTCTCAAACAAAAGCAAGTGAGCGTCGTTCGCTCCGCTCTGGGCTAATTGCAATAACTCTTGATTGTCTTTTTCATTTTTCATATAGTTTATATTTTAGTATTTTTTAAATATATCTTCAAGCGTCGGTTTATTACTTTCGAAAATATCTTCTAAAGATTTTTTGCCAGTTTGTTTTATATCATTTTGTTTCAACACTTTGTCTAATTTTTTTTGTGTAGCCTCTGAATAAGTTTCAATTAATCTATCTCTGTCAACTTCTTTCATATCTTGTAGTTTATTTTTATTTTCTTCAGATGTGATTGTGCCTAGAATTTTATATCTTGCTTTTATAAAATCCTTGATAACCTTATCCGCATATTCTTGGCTTATAATTTCTTTATTCAGCCCAACATCAACAGCCCTGTAAAATCTATTAATCTCTAATGTCTCTAAATCTTTTTTGTATGCTCGTGCTAATGTATCGTTTATAGTCCCATACACAAAACTCTTTGGTTCGTCCTTACGGTAAAACTTTTTAATAAACGGAGTTTTACTAGGATTAAATTCTCCTATTAATCCACGCCCAATAGCTTCAAGTGTTTGCTGGGCGAATGTAACGGGGCCGCCGGTATATTGATTAAATAAATATTCTAAGCTATCAGGATGTATATCAATAGCACCAGCCTTACCGTCTCCACCTCCTGATAAAACATTCAACAACTCTGTAATAAATTTAGAAGTTTCAGATGTATTTCTAAAATAAGTTTCAGCGTCTGGTTTTGGTGTTCGTGTAAATTTTTGCTCTGGATATATTGGGCCATCATACCACGCTTTATTCGCGTCAGCTTCAAACAATGGCTTGGCAAGTGTTGGGATTAAGGAATATAAGTCAGTGTCAAAAGGCGAAAAAGAATTTACTCCAGTTTTAGCTACTTGCCCAACTGCTTCTCCAAATGTTTTTTTACCCGCCTGTATCTCCGCAAGATTACTTCCTAGCGCAAAGAATGTCGTAAATCCATAAGGCATTTGCCATAGCGTTGCAGTTTTCCCGTCTCCCAACGCGAAAATAAGTTTATGATTTTTAGAATAAGCAGGTATCGCTTCGTCCCCTTCTGGGTCTAACATTATTGATATTTGCCTGTTTAAATAACCTAAAGCGACTAATCCTGTGATAGCTCTTGCTACTCTTTTTTTCCCCTCTGGGCTTGCAATAGTTCTAAATACTTTTGAAGTTCCTTGTATCGCCGGATTAATAAATCCATAAAAAGATTTTAGTATAGGAGATATTTCGCCTTGCCTTGAAAAATTAACAGTCAAGTCAGCAACGGACTGGATTGATTTTTCTTTACTCATTCCTCTTTTTACAAGATTTTTATAAGCGGAATATCTAACGCCTAATTCAATAACAGAGTTTATATCATCAATAAATTTTAACGCTTCTCTCCCGTAATTAAGCGGTTTTTGCAAGCCCTCGCCCTTTAATCTTTTAGCAAGTTTAAATATATTCTCTTCACCCTGCTTAGCTGTTTCCATCCAAAAATGCCCAGTGTCTCCGCCAAGCTTTAAAAACTCGTCAAACTGTTCTGATTTTTTTACTCCTCTTAAATGTTTCCTAATTTCATTTTGGCTCGGGAATAAGTCCTTAACAACTTCCTTTCTTAAATTTTTACCTTCCTTTTTTAATATGGATTTTTCTACATTAAGATTAATAAGAGCTTCGCCTAAATCCCTTTGGAAATTAGTAATTAAAAATTCAGGGTTCCAGCGTGTTTTAAAACCGCTCCAAATAGCAATACCTGCGCGCAGGGGTTGCATAAACATTGGTATGGTGGTTAGGTCGGTATTCTTAATCGCTTTAGCAATACTTGCGTCAGTAATAATAAAGTATTGCGTGCCGTCTTTCTTGAAACCAAAAACATTATCAGCTAACTGAAATTTTGGGTCAAGATATTGGAGTTCGCCCTCTGCGTTAAATCTTGGGATATATTTTTGTTTTTCTATTTTAAAGAAGCTGGAAAGCTCTGGATATTCTTTCACAAGATTATCAACTGTTTTCCCTATTTCATTTTTCAACACTCTTACTCTTGTTTTTTCTATCTGATAAAATACATTGGCGATAATAGAAGTTGCCCTCCGTTCACTCCCTTTTGCTCTTTTAATTTCTTTACCGCGAATATCAGCTCCAACACCAATACCGGTGTAAGAATTATCTACATCTCTATAAAGAGGCACATAATTATCATAAGCCTTACGGACAATATCCGCTTCACTTGATTTTATAAGTCCGTTTTCAACTTGATATTTTAAATTCTCTTCAATTATGTCATCAATTTCTTTCGTGAATTGTTTGTAATTTTCAGGGACATCTTTTAATATTCCCTTTGCTTTTTTGTCTGTCATTCCTGAAAGTCCGTCTATGTCTTTACCGCTAACTTTTTTCATTTTAGCGTTTCTTTCAAGGGCGTGGCGAGCGTGCAGATAATCATCTAATTTTTTAACATCAATATTTTTATCTACAAGCCGTTTAACAAATCTCTCTCGTTGTTCCCGCACCCTTTTAATAGCGTCTGATGTTCGGCGGGGGAGCATATCTTTTCTTGCGTATAAATCTAAATGTTCGGCGAGTTCCTTTGTGCCTGTTAATTTTTTAATTTCATTATTTAGGGTCTTTAAACGAATATTGAAATCTTCAATCTTCCGTCTAAACGCTTGACCTCTTGTTTCTTTTGGTAGTGTAAAAATTTCGTCATACGAGCTTTTTATGGTATCATTAACAGATGAAACATTTTTTGAAACACTTGGCTTCACAATGCCCTCTATGTGTGTATCTTTTGGCGTTGTTGCTTTTGGTAATACTTTTTGAGTTATCACCTCTTTTTGACTTATAGCAGGCAATTCTTTAACCGGCTTTCCTTTAACTTGGTTGAAGATGTTTATTTTTGGTCTATAAATATATTCCTCCCCTAAAGGTTCTGTTATGTCATCAAGAATATTTTTCATTTTTACCTTTTTAGATAATATTTTACCAGTTCCAGCATAATCTTTAGCTAAATTATAATTGGTTGTAATAAAATCACCCGGAACTATATCCTTTTGATTTTTGGGAGCGCCCCTATAAATAGTTATTAATGTGTCTGACGATTTTCCTGAAGTTTTATCTAGTGTTGTTATGTTTTTGCCAAGTTTTATTTTTGCTCTAACTTGTGGAGTATAGCCTACGGATAATCCGCTAGTAGGGTTTAAATCATTTAGAATAAACTCCTCTGCCATCTTATCATCTATCTTCGGGACTGCTTTTTTAAATTCCGCTCTTTGCCGTTCCAGCAAATCATCAAATTTATTAGCCAGCCTTAAATTAGAAACATCGGGGTTTAATCCCAGCCCTTCCGCGATAGCCCGCGCGTCTTTTTCAAGCTCAATGTTTTCAGCTTTTTTTAATCTTGTATTGTCTATAAAATCAATCATCTTCGCCCTGTCGTCCGGGTGGAATTTTTTAACTATATCTTTGGCAGGAGCTATTTTTAATGCTTGCATATTAGTTGGCTTTTTAAATTTACCTATTTCCTTTTTCACCACTCCTTTAATAAAGAATGCTCTTTCTGTTTTATCAGCGATTTTAATTAAATCGTCCGCTTTCTTTTCTAATATTATTAAAACTTCTTTGCTTATTTTTTGTTTAGTTTCTTTTTCTATAACATCTTTCATTGACTTAACTAAAAGCTGTTTTCCTCCTTTGCCGAATATATTAAAAGGATTTTCAATAATTGCTCCTATAATTACAGAGCTTGCCAATGCAGAATTTTCCGCTAAGCCTTTCGGCATACCAACTTTTTTTAATTTCTCGGCAGTAAATCTATACGCTGTTCCATAAAGGTCGGGGTCTTTCGTAAGCCGTTTAACTTCTTCTTCTCCAAATACTAACTGCTCTAATTCAGTCGCTGGTATAAAACTGCCCTCTTGTTTAGTGGCTTCCAACCCTAAACTAACTACAAATTTCGCAGTATCACCCAATAATCTTAAAGGCATAGCGACTAATGGCGGTTTTTTTATTACAGGAGTTTTTGTTTCTATATCTTCAAATAATACCCGCTTTGTATCTTCAGGTATTTTCCCCCGTAATACTTTTTCTTCTCCGACGATCAAATCTTTAATACTTTTTAATGGACGGGAAAATCCAATTCTTAATCCAGCCGTAAAACCCTTTAAAGCTCTTGCGTTTATTTTTGACGGAACAACGGACGGCGTAGTGGTCTGTATAGTTTCCTCTATCGGTCTAAACTCTAATTGTGTATCAGAAACAGGAAGAGTATAATCTTCAACATCAAATATATTTTTCCGCCCCGCAAGAGCTGATAAGTTTAATTTACCCATATTTATTTACTTAAAAATAAAATTATTTCATCAATAGAGTATCCAGCGTCTATCGCTGTTTGTATTTTACCTTCAATAGATTTTAGATAGTTTTTAACATCTGTTTTTTTGCCTTTCCAAAAACTTGAAATACCCGCATCATCTGCTTTCGTTTTTAATGCTTTGACTTGCTCGTCTGTTATTTGCTCCATTATAGTGTCAATGGTCGCTCGCATATTTGTTTCAGTAATAATTTTAGGCGTTTCTTCTTTTGGCTTTTCTGTTGTTTCCGCCTCTACTATTACCTCCCTTGCTCCAGTTTCAAGCTCTTCGGGTGTAGCGTTTGGGTTGTCTCCCATATATTGAATTAGTTGTTCTTCTGTGTATCCAAATGGAGGTGTCCACCCGTAGCTCCGCCTGAATTGTTCTATTTTATTTATACTCATCGGCTCTTCTGTTTTTAGTTTTCCTTTATCGCTTATTATTCTTTCTTTTTTCTTAAATAAATAATCTAACTGGGTTTGTCTATCGGCGTTTGATAATCCTGCATATTCAAGTTTTTGCTTTTGAGCATTAGTATAATCTTCTTCGCTTGTCTTGCGGGCGTAAATTCTCCCGCCGGCTAAAGTAGTCTCATATCCATCGGCTATTAATTTATCTCTTTCTGCCAGAGTGCTGACATATTCCCACCCGTCGCCAGTGGCTAATTCGCCGGCGACAACCAATGCTTTTATCGGGTCGGTTTCTTGCGTTATTTGATTGGCTAATCCCATATCTCCGCCGTTCTTAATTATCTCTAAAGCAATTTGATTAACCGCCTTTTCCTTTACTTTTCTATCATCAATCCTGTCCTGTTCATCTTGAGCCATTTGTTGCTGGGCTTTAGCCCTTATTCTTTCTTCTTTATTGAGTTTTGGTAATAAAAGATTAAGCTGTTCTTTGTATAAGTTTAATCTATCGTTAATAACAGAATATTTAAGGTCAACCGCCCTATCAGCTGTTGCTTGAGCGTCTTGGATTTTACCTTGCAACCCCTGTGCCATAGCTTGAAGCAAGCCGAGTTCGCTCGCTTTCATTTTTCTTGCTTGAGCTTCCTGCCCGATAATTGATTGCATCGTTATCGGCTTGCCCTCAATCTTTTGTTTCAAAACATTATATTCGGCAATCTTTGTTTTTATCTGCGAATTTATATCAGCTAAATCAGCCCGCAATTTCGGCACTCCCGCTTTCTCTTCTTGCGCTAATTGCTCTTGCCCTTTGCCGAGGGTGTCGGGGAGCAACGCCTTTATTTTCTCGCTTATTTTATCGTATTGCCCCTCTGTCGCCGTGTCAGCCGGTGTTAACTGTTTAATATAATCATCTATCGTTTTTGTTTCAGCGTCGGCGGAGGTGGCAATAGCGTCTTCGTTGTTTTGATTATCTCCGAGATTAGCCCCAGCCTTGGCAATATTAGTTTTATCGGCGGGAGCAAGATTGTCCGCCGTCATCACTGTTTTTTCTTCAGGTATATTGCCGGGAGCTTTCTCAAAACCGACATTATTCCCACGGGGAGTTTGCAACATATCATTCTGGAAAGCGGAACGATTATATCTTGTCTGGGCGTAAGCTTCATTGATAATATCATTTATGCTATAACCCTGCTTAGCTAATTCCGGGAGCAGAGATGCGTTGCCCTGCAACCATTTCGCCATTGTCGTGCCGTTAACTCCTTTATCCTGAGAAACGCGCGTATCTGAAAGCAGACTGCCGATTGTTAAGCTTTGCTCATTGGCTGTCGGCGGTTGAGGCGGTGTCTCGGCATTATTGCTTTGGCTTACGGGCAATGAAGATATTTTATTTTCCTTTAAATAATTATTAAAATCAACTGTCCCCGGAGTTAGGTTTGTGTATTTAGCCGGATCAAACTCTTTGCCATTCTTAAAATATTTATTTACAGCGGACGGCTGATTTGCATTTGCCTCAGCTTGCCGTCTTGGTATTTGCTGTTGAGCGTATTCTTGGCTAATCTGTTCGGGTGTTTTCCCTTGTGCCTGTCCCTCCTTAAACGCTTTCATAAAAGGAGTTTGTGTTCCCGTTTGGGAAATTAATGATACATTTTGCCCCGCTCTATCGCCCTTAGTTGGGATAAGCTTATAATCTTTTCCAAGCTGTCCGCTCTTCCCCTCTATTTTGGGTGCTTGTGCTGGAGCTGGAGCAGGAGCTGGGGCTGGAGCTTGCTTTATTTTATCATTTTTTTGTTTTGCCATACTTTTGGCAACGCTCATTTTTGTTTGCCATCCTTGTTTCTCCCAGTAAGAAACATCGCCGCTTAAAACACTTTGTGAACTTATTGAGCCACTATTGTTAGGAAAATATAGTTTTATATAAGTCCGCGATGGTTTAGGAGTAGGTTTGGGAGTAGGC